CCAAATACACCAGCAATCTTAATAGCGTTCTCTAATGTTTCATCAAATGGCTCTAATTCTTTAATTGTGCCTAAAGTTTTGATAAATTGTAAAGGAACACTTGACATTCCAATAAAATTCTTATCTCCTATCAATCCATTTCTATCTTGTAGGTCTTTAAGCATTGTATCTCTTGTAATAGGATCAATAGCTTCTTGTAATGATGCGCCACCACCACCGACTGGAGCTTTTGCTAATATACCTGCATTACCATTCTTAGCATATACATTATACCTTGCTTGATAAACAGCTAAGATATTATTGATATTTTTTTCACAAGCAAATAAAGGACTTCTTCCTGTTCCTGTTTGTGTTATTCCTAAATTAGCAGTATGTAAAACATATCTCGGTTTTATCTGATGCTCATAAAAGAAAAATGTTTTATAATAATCCACTAAGTCTGAAACTTCTTTCATCAAAAATGGATTTGATATTTGTTTATGTAATACAGGTTTAGTAACGTTAGGTTTTAATACCCATATATTACTTATATTGTCATAAGTTGGATTAACTATACTATCAGCAGTTTTTGTATAAACATAGCTATTTCCATCTGCTAATTCAGCAAAAATGCTTTGGTATATAATATCAGTAAATCTATCTAATGGATTTGGACTATCTAATAATCTTTTTAAATTTCCTTGTGGTGTTATTACTTCTTTTGTATTAACATCAATAATATCGTATTTTAATGAAGAACATCTTTCAGCAATAGCATCAATAGGAATAAATATCTCTGCTATTGTATTTGCTAATTCATAAGCATTGTTTTGGTCAAATTTAATTAACCTACCGCCATTAGCATTTTGCATATATTGGTTAAAATAACTTAACCAAGCTCCATCATTGTCGCTTTGTGCATATCCTTTTGGGGAAGTTTTCTTATTTCCAAAAAAGTTCCAATTCATTTAGTATATATATAAAAAAGTATTACTCTCCATTAGGAAAGTAATACTCTTATTATTAATTTTAATATCCTCTGTTTTCACAACAATAGATTTTATTTGACAAATATATAATAATATTTTTAATAAATTATTAAATTTAAAAAATTATCCGTATAATAATCCCTTGTATTTAATTTTCAAAATGTTAGCAGCACTAGCTAAACTATCAATAGCATCTTTCTTATGAGTATTTTGCCCTTCTCTTTCATAACTTGTAACATGATTAATAAATCTTGAATATTCTACATCTCTTTGATAGTTTTCGTCAAATATAAAGTGTTTCTTAATAAATTCGCTATTGCTTAAAATTCTTGCTTCTTTTGGCATAGTAACTGTAAATGGCTTAACTTTTGTATTATTTGACATATCGCGCTTTAATAACATAAAAGCAGCAGCTCCTATTCCATTAACCTCTAAAAACACTTCTTCTATAAAATGCTCCCTACTCTTATCGATTAATTTTTCATTAATAATTTCAATCCCTTCTTTTGAATGAATAATCCCTTTGACAAAACACAAAAGCTTACCCTCAATAATCGCAACGTGCATAAATGGAATAGAATAATAATCACCACCTGTATTTGCTGGATCGCCTACTGCAAACTTAAATACGATAGAGCTTATTGGTATATTGTCAAAATTATAGAATTGTAAAGATTGCAATGGTAATAACTTGCCAACTAAGTCTTGTGGGTTCTGTTGATACTGAGTTTCAAAGATATTCTCGTCAATTTGTCTGATTTGGTTTAATTCAGCCAATGTTTGCTTAAATTCCCATAATGCGTGTTCATTTCCGTATTCATCGACAGTAATGCATGGAATATCAATAAAAGTCCATTCTTCTTCTTCAGTTTCCTTTAAATACCCAATTAAGTCATTTGAGTGCAATCTTTGCCCAATTACTATAATCGGAGTTTCTCTACTGTTAGTTCTCGACCTAATTGTAGTTTCAAACCTCTCATTTACTCTTTGCCTCTTTAAATCAGACAGGGCATCATCAGGTTTCAATGCATCATCGATAATAATCGCCCCAGCAAATACTTTTGTCTGTTCGGGTAAATTTTCGAAAATCTCTCTATCAACTTCTCCTGCACCAAAACCTGTAATCTGCCCACCAGTTGCAGTTGCATACACTCCACCACCTCTCGTAGTATGCCACTTATTTTTACTCGCGCTAGTCTTACTTATTTCAACATAAGGAAAAATAGTGTTATAATCTTCACTCCCAACGAAATCTCTCGCACTTTCGCTGTTATCAAAAGCCAAACTCTGAGAATAACTCAAATGTATAAACTTACTACTCGGATTATGCGCCAAACCCAATGCAATGAAGTTTTTAACCGCTAATTCCGTTTTTCCATATCGAGGAGCTATACTTATGCAAAGCTTCTTTATATCGCCCCTAATTACTTTATCCAATGCATCACAAATTATCTCGTGATGAGAATTAACTACAAAACTCCTTCCATAACGCTTTTTAAAGAAGTATTTTGTAAAAGTCATGCAACTCGACATTAATTTCGCCTGGACTACTCTTAACTGCTCTAAAGCAACTACATCATTCATAATCTTAGTTTAATGCAAATATAGAATTAGTTTTTTACAATCAGATTTTTTGGAAAAATTTTTTTTTGAAACCCATTTTGCCTTTTGGTTTTTTTGTGGTGAAATTTTGGTAAAAAATATTTTTGGGGTATTTATACTCCCTATCCCTCAACTTCAAAAGTTTTTATTATACCGCCTTCCCTTTCCTACATTTTGGCTTTGTCTCTGCCCTGTGTAGCAACCTGACTCAACCCGCGCCACTGCTACGATGTTAATTTTGACGTTTGCACCTTTGTACCTTTGTTTTTCCTACAAATTTGGGCGCGTTTGCTTGTTGGTTGGGTAAACTATAACGACTTAATGAAGCGCGAAGGCTTATAAATAGGCTTTATTCCTTGATTTCGTTCAATATCATATTAATGTTTTCGATTGTTAGCGGTTGCCCTGTCTTTACTTCACCGTCTAAGGTTAAACGATCGCCGTATTTCTTCGGTGCTATCTTAGATAAAAGCCATTTGTCCGCGTCTAATATAAGGCGGTCGCGCTGTACTGCTACTGGATTTGGTTTTAGGTTGCCTTCTGAGTCTGTATAAAAGTCGTTCGCGCGGTTGTGGCTGTTTAGTATGATCCTTTCTGCTATTACGTCCGCTTTTAACTCTAGGGCGCGCGTGTATTGCTTAAGAAGTTGCACGTCTTTATCTACCATATTAAAGAAACTATTCGGATTTAATCCGTACTTCTTACATGCGGTATTTACTCCTTTGCCTTTGCTTTCTATTTCCTTTATTATTAGATTAAACTTTCTTTCTCTTTCTTCTTGTGCTTCTTTGCTTTTATGATTGATAGTTTTAGTAACTGTCTGCGGTTGTGTTGCTGTTAGTTCTTTAGATCCTTTTGTTTCGGTTGCTGTCTTAATCAATTCCTTTGCGCCTGAAGTAATTTCGGTTTGTGTCTTTGTGTTTGTTTCTGTGTTTGTTTGCTTCTTATTCATAATTGATACTTTTAATAGATTTAAGGCAAAGTTATATAAAAACTATCTTAGTTGTTTACATTGGTTTTATTGTTTCTTATATAGCCTTATTTGATTGAATCAGCATTTATACTTTACCTTACTTTATTTGTTGTATTTTCTTACAACTTTATTTATCTTTAAGTTATTAATTATCAACTACTTATAAATAAATTACAATTATTTTAGTGTTTTTTATAAAAAACTTTATATAAAATAGTGTAGTTAATTATAATTAACTATATTTGTTAAAGAATTAAAGCAGTAAAATAATCAGGTTGACGTGTTTAAAAACATTAGTTAACGGTGTTAATTTCGAAAGGGGTTCGCCAGGTTTAAAATACTTATATAACGTGCTTATATATCTATTTTAAACGATATTGTAATAAGGTGTGCGCCTTATCTGATGAGATTAAAAAATCGAAACAATAACTTATAAAACTAAACACATGAAAGCAATTAAACAAAATCCAGGACAAAGTATATTTTTATTAATACTTTTTACAGTTGTTACAACTATTTCAATAATCGAATTAACTAAAATTATTAACTAACTTTTAAACTTTAAAAAAATGGTATTAACTAAGATTCAAGCGGAGCAATTTAAAAACGGTACATTAACAAAATCTAACTTTAAAAAAGTACTTCATACTGTAGATTTTGAAGATTATTTATATAGATACTGTAAAATAGTAAACGACTTTAGAAACGAGTACTTAGGTAACTTTTACCGCATTACAAATTTTTCAGTTTTTAACTATCATATTATTGTAACTATGGTAAACGGCGAATTTGATAAAATGGATATAACAACAATTTAACTAATAATATAAACTATAAAAACTTTAAAAACATGGAAACTATCAAACAATTAGCACCGAACCAATTTTATTTTATTAATGATGATAAAATAATCTTTCAAAGTTATAATACTATTGTTTGCACAATAGAAAATTTTGAAAATGGTAACGAACCAATTATAAAAATTACAGAAAATCAGCCACAAAGTAAAACAACGACTAAATATTTAAATATGTTTTTGTCTTTAAATACTTCAATTAATAACTATAAAAATATATAAAAATGATAACAACTGAAAAACAATATATTGGCACTTACAAAGTAGTAAAAATATTTAGAGTTTCGCGACGTCGCGAAGTTCTAAAAACTAATTTAACCTTAAGCGAAGCGCAAAGATTAACGCAAAGTTATTCGAGTTCTATGGCTTCAATGGTTGTATTTTATAAGCAATTTACAGCCGATAAATATTATATTTAATCTTTAAAAACTAAAAAAAAATGATAAAAACAATTAACAACGATTTACGAGTTTACCAGGTTTTAACATCTACAGGCAAACAATATTTTTGCAATATAACGGACTTAAATGAAATTTGTAAAGATTTACAACCTGGCTATTTTAAAATCTTTCACTTTTGGAATAATAAAGCGCAAAAGGTAAGCAAAAAAGACCTAAAAACTTTTTTCGAGGGTTCGGACTTAAAACAAACTTTTTTTTATTAATAACAACTAACTAAACTATAAATAAAATGAAAGCTAAAAAAACCGATCCAACTATTAATACAATTATACAAATAACACTATTTACATTTTTTATAATTATACTTTCAGTAGTGGTACAAATTAATAACTTTTAAAAACTTAAAAAAAATGCAAACTACATTAAATACAACTGTTACCGAATTAAAAAATAATTTAAAAGTTTCAGAAATTTTATATATAAGTTCAAATTATTTGCAAGTTATAATAGAAGGTAAATTTTGCGAATTTCAAAAAAACTACAAATTAAATTGCTGGGAACAATTTGAAACTTTTGGAAATAGTAATTGCCCTCAGGAAAGAATTATAAAAATTTTAAATTAACTAAAAACTAAAAAAAATGAATTCAGAATTTAAAAATATCATAGAATTAGTAAAAGATCAAGAAAAAAAAATATTATTTATTGATTTATTTAAAAAAGGAAATAATTTACAAAAAGCTAAATTATTAGAAAGAATTGAAAAATTTATAACAATTAAAAACTAAAAAAATGATAACATTTATATTAAAAGAAAACGTTTTGAGTGACGATTTATTGATTTTAACCGATAAAAATAAAGTCTTTAAAGGCAATTATATTGCAAAGGTTAAACAATACAGTTTTTTAAATGCATGGTGCGATAAAGAAACTATTAAGTTATTCAGAAGCAAAAAAAGCCTTTATGCATTTTTAGATAAAAATTATAATGATTTAGATTATTTAGATTTTACAGGAACTAATATAGAAAACTAATTAAACAACTTTTAAGGCGCTAAAATTATAAAATCAACACAATAACACTACTAACTTATTTTAGTGCCTTATTTATACTTTAAACAACTAAATTTTAAACTTATGAAATCAACTTTTTTAGAAAATAAATTAATTGAAATATTTAATATATCAACTTTAGACGAAATAAATAAAATAAGTATTAAACAAAGTTTTGATAATTTAACAAATGATTT